CAATAGAGTTTGAAAACGGATCACGTATTGTGTCGCAAACAACAACAGGCACTACTGGACGTGGTATGTCTATTTCGCTATTATACTGTGACGAGTTTGCATTTGTGCAACCAAACATTGCTGACGAATTTTGGACTTCGATTTCGCCTACACTAGCAACAGGTGGTCGTGCAATTATTACAAGCACACCTAACTCAGACGAAGATACATTTGCTACTATTTGGAAACAAGCAGAACAAAAGTTTGACGAATATGGCAACGAAAGCGATACAGGTATAAATGGCTTCCATGCTTTCCGTGCAGAATGGCACGAGCATCCAGATCGTGATGATGCTTGGCGTGATGCAGAAATTGGACGTATTGGCGAAGAACGTTTCCGCCGTGAATACGGCTGTGAATTCTTAGTATTTGACGAAACATTAATTAACAGTATTCATCTTGCTACAATGGAGGGAGGCAACCCTATACTTAATATGGGACAAACACGCTGGTACAAGAAGCCAACAAGCCAATACACATATGTTGTTGCACTTGATCCTTCAATGGGTACAGGTGGCGACTTTGCTGCAATACAAGTTTTTGAACTTCCTACATACGAACAAGTTGCAGAATGGCAGCATAATACAACTGCTATTCCTGGACAGATTAGAGTACTTGCAGACATATGCAAATATCTAGAACAAGAAACAAAAAACCCGACAGGAATTTATTGGAGCGTGGAGAACAATGGACTAGGCGAGGCTGCCCTAATCGTTATAAACGACTACGGAGAAGAAAACATACCGGGTTTGTTTGTCAGTGAGCCTATCCGCAAAGGACACGTTCGTAAATTCCGCAAAGGCTTCAACACTACACATAGTACAAAAGTTACTGCGTGTAGTCGTTTGAAGACCATGATTGAAAATGACAAAATGAAGGTTCATTCCAAACCATTTATATCAGAATTAAAAAACTATGTAGCAACTGGAAGCAGTTACCAAGCAAAGTTAGGTCATACAGATGATTTAATATCTGCTACATTACTTTCGCTTAGAATGATGAGCGTATTAAAAGATTGGGATCCGCGAGTATATAATACTTTTAATCAAGCAGAAGATTTAGAAGATTATGAACAGCCGATGCCTATCTTCATATCTAGCAACTATTGATAAATACATTACCATGAAGAATTTAGATGTTATAGCAGAAGAATTATTTAATAAGATTAGAGGACGCTTTCCTACTGTCACTATTGGCACGGATGCAGGAGAAGTTACTAATAAACCTAACGAAGCTCGTTATTTTGATTTTGACTTTAAAGAAGGTCCTAACACATTAGGAAAAGTTAGCATCAGTTTAGATGAAGATAACATTGCTGTTATGTATTCTAATGATTTTGTTACAACAGAAGATCAAATAACTAAAGATTCTTGGTACAACTTTTTAAAAGAATTACGAGTCTTTGCAAAGAAAAGACTATTAAATTTTGACACAAGGGACATAACAAAGTCAAATTTAAATAAAAGAGATTATAAGTTTTTAGCTCAAAATCGCTCTGGAGAATTAACAATGGAATCAAAAATGTACGGAACTAGTAGAACTAGTTATCAAAACGTAGGAACAGCAAGGGTTGCAATAAAGCATACTGCTCCGATTAACCAAGAATCTACAGCAAGTAGATCTACACAGGTTGGCTCCATTTATATTGAAAGCAACGAAGGCGAAAGATTCAAGTATCCATTTAAACACTTGAATGGTGCTAGAGCAATGGCTATGCATGTAAGCGAAGGCGGAAAACCTTTTGATGACTTCGGTAAGCATATTACAAGCCTAAGTGAAGAACTAAACAAATTGAAAAAGTTTAAAACTTACATGGGCCGCAGTTCTGTAATGGCAGAAAGCCTTGCAGGTTATATGGATGTTGTTAGAGAGCGTATATCAACAGTAAAGAAAACTATAGAGTCCCTACAAAAGCCAACACATTACAAACAAGCATTTGAATCTTTTGAAACTCCAGTACTAGAAGATGTTCCTGCTGATGTTGCCGAAAATTGGATTGACCAATTAACAATCAAACAGTTTAACGAAGAACTAAAAGATGTATTCCCTTACATTTACAACTTAGTAAGCGAAGCAACAAAGGCGAAAGAATTGGGTCCTGAAGATCTATTAGGCGAAGGAAAAGAATGTAACTGTGGTCCAGACTGTGCTTGCGGCGGCAACTGCGGTCCTGATTGCAACTGCGGTCCAAACTGTGGTGTAGTTTCAGAAGCAGGACCAGTTGATGACTTAGAATTAGGTCAGCCTGCAGAAACGTACAAAGTTAAACCTGGCGATACATTGTATAGCATTTATAAGAAGTTTAAAGATGCAAACTTCCAAGGTCATGACTATGACACTGCTGAAAAAGATATTTTGGATATGAATCCAGAAATTGAAGATCCGGCAATGATACAACCTGGTATGGTTATTAAGATGCCATACTTTATGGGTACTGGTCCAGATGGTGCTGGCAGAGGCTTGCCACCAGGCGGATTTCAAAAGTATGAATCAGAAATAGATTCAGACTTTGAAGAAATGTTAGGTCAGTTTAGTGACAAGGTAAGCGAAGCAGATGCTGGAGATTTTGAAGCAAAGTTTAGAGCTATACAAAAACGAGGCGGCGCTGTAGCAGTAAGCATACACGGACTTCTCAAAGACTCAGGGTTAGATGCAGATCAAATTATGGGATTTGATCCTAATATTCCAAGCAACCGTACTAAGGCAAACCAGTTCCAACAAGGGCGTCAAGAAGAAGTTTTACAAAAAGCACAGCAAGCATTAGGTGGTCAAGCACAAACAGGTGGTCGAGCACAGCCGTCAGCAAGCGGTCAAGATTTAGGTGACGGATTTTCGCTTGTGAAGGTTGATGCATTCGGACAGAAAGACATGCCGGCAGTACTAGATACACAAAGTAATCAATATATCATTCCTAACAAGAGCTTTATTAGAAGTCCTGCGCCATACATTATTGTTAAAAACGGAAAGCCGTCACCTGCAATGAAATTAGGTCCGGCAACTACAAAAGCTATGCAAGCAGCCGGACTAATGAAATTAAACTTTAGGAAAGAAGCAATGGAAGAAGGAAAGGCTGAAATTCCACTAGGCGAATTTATTCTTTCTTATTTTGATAAAGAAACTGGTCAGTTTCCAAAAGGAGAAACTGCTGTATTAACTATGGTCGAAAAGGACTATGGCGAACAATATATTCCACATGCAAAGAAATTTATTGAACAAGTTGGTTCTAAGTTCCACGAAATTAAAGAAAAAGAAGCAGCCGATTATGCAGGTGTAAATGATTCATTCGAACTTGATAGAATGCAAAAACTTGCAGGTTTGAAAGAATATGGTGACGAAGACGAAATGATGTCAAGTAGTGAGTTTCCTAAAATAAGAACAGATATTAAGAAAAATATTAACGGACAACCGCACATTGGTATTGAATATGCTAACGGCGACATGTGGATTGTTCCACAAGCTAGTGACGGCAAACCTGTTTTTACACACAAAAGTATTCAGTCAAATGATCTATTAAAAAGACAGTTACGTGCAAAAGGAGTTGGCTTTCCATTGAAGTATGATGGAGACTACGACAAGCGCGAAGGCAAGTGGATGAATCAAGAAGACGTATGGGATTATGAAAACAATGCAAAAGCAAATAGCCCATATGCAAAGGCTCAAGAAAAGAATATAGCAGATTTAAAAGCTGCTGGTATTGACATTGAAAAAGAACTAGAAAAAGCACGTAACGGACAACTTCCTGATAAACGTATCAAAGATGAAGATGATCTAATAGGTTATTGGATGCAAAAGAAAGGCATCAAAGATAATACACCAGATCAGTATCAACTAAGTGGTTTTGGTCATGACATGGACGATGATGGGTACGATTTCAAAGACACTAGCAAGTTTATTAAAGGTGGAGCAAAAAAAGCAAGTCCTAAATTTGGTAAAGATACCCCTAATCTTTCAGGTTTTGATGCAGTTGATGCACTTGCAAAACAAGGTCGAGCAAATGTCGATGCACTTGCAAAATCAGGAATGGATGCTGTTAGTCGTTTAAGGAAGAATGCCGGAATAGGTAGTAGATCAACAGGTCCAACAATAGATTCTGGAGCAACAGGTCCAACAATAGATTAATGATAAATACATTTGGACAAAGTCCAAGAAGTTTTTCAAGTTTTTCTTTAAAAAAGACTTGACACGCTAAGTAGTTGAGTATATTATATATACTGTGCTACAAAGTTAAAGGCACATAGAACATAGGCAATTATAAGGAGGCATACACTATGGCATCATTAGCAGAAATCCGAGCAAAGCTCAAAGAACAAGAATCACGCACAGGTGGCAATACTAGCACACCGGGTGATAACGCAATTTACCCATTTTGGAATATTAAAGAAGGCGAGAGTTCAACACTACGTTTCCTTCCTGATGGCAACGCAGACAATACTTTTTTCTGGGCAGAACGCCTAATGATTAAGTTGCCGTTTGCAGGTGTAAAAGGCGAAACTGATTCACGTCCTGTACAAGTACAAATTCCATGTATGGAGATGTACGGCGAGCAGTGTAACATTCTTAACGAAGTTCGCGGCTGGTTTAAAGATCCATCACTAGAAGATATGGGTCGTAAGTACTGGAAGAAACGTTCTTATATCTTCCAAGGCTTTGTAACGGATAACCCACTAGCAGAGGACACTACTCCGGAAAATCCAATCCGTAGATTTATTATTGGTCCTCAAATCTTCCAGATTATTAAGCAAGCACTTATGGATCCAGACATGGAAGAATTGCCAACAGATTATAC